GATTTATCTGTTCTTGCATGTTCTTATTTTTTTTAAAAAGGTAAAAAAGCTTTTACCCTTACAGGGAGACTTGCTAATTGCTATTATACCCAGGGCGCTGACCTGGGCTAGGAGCTTCTGCCCTTTACCTTTGCTTTACCCTTCGGCCAGCGATTTTCAATTCCCTTCGGCCGGTGACCGTTGGTTCATGGAGTCTATTGGACCAGCGATAGAATCGCTGGGAACGGAGGCGCAGAGGAGGTAAAGTTCTTTTTACCTTTTTACCCTTTTACCTTTTTACCTTTAGAACGGCAGGTCGCTGTTCGGATCATCGTAACCTGGCATTGATGAATAATCATTGCCTCCATCTGCTGGCGGTACATAGGCGGTAGCGTTGCCGGCAGATCCGTAGGCTTGCTGTGGGTACGTTGGCTGGGCGGTAGGCTGTGGCTGATAGAGGCTTGCTATGCGCTTATTCATACGGGTGCGGATTGCCTTGAAGAGGTGAGAGTTCTCATCGTTGAAATCCTGTTTTACGATGTCAGGATCTTTATCCTTGTTAGCTTCCTTCACCTGCTCTACGAGTTTAGGGAATGCCTTGGCTACTGCCTTGACGTACTCGGTGGAGAACGAGAGCTGCATTTCATGGGTAGGCACGCTCACCTGGGTATCGCCACGCTCGGCAGCACTCTGGCGAATCTTATTTTTGTATGCCTCGTTGAAAGGCCAGATGTTGACTCTCAGTTTAGCCTGAGTTTTACTTGCATCATTCTTTGATGTCTCTACTCGAATTTCGTTCACATCAATTGGAATGCAGACGTAAGGACGCTGCGCATTCTTCTCATCGATACCTACTAAGACCTTTGCTCCATTCAGAGACAAAAGGTCAACGTTTCCATTGTAACTTGCCATAAATCTTTTATCTATTTATTGTTTGAAAAATTTTCTGTTTGCGGACCAGCGATGGAATCGCTGGGAACGGAGGCTAAAGGGGGTAAGGTTCTTTTTACCCTTTTACCTTTTTACTTTTTTACCTTTTCTAGAAGCTTATTTTCTTGCCGCCATTGGCGATGAGACTGCCGTAGCTGATGGCATCGAGGCGGCGAAGCCAGCCTTTCTCGAAGACCTTCTGACTAGGGTGCTTGGCGATGATGCCGGCGATGTATTGCTTGCGGCGTGCCTTGATGCGCTCGAAGAACTGCTTAGGGTTCTGGGCGTTGAGGGCAGCGAGGGTCTGCTTGCCTACGATACCATCGGCAGTTACGCCAAGCATTGACTGTACGAGGGTGATGCCTGGGGTGCCACTGCTCCATACCCAATCTACCAGGATGTTGGCGATGCTCTGGTCTTTGATGCCATCGGCTTTCCAGCGGTTCCAGTAACAGCGGCGAAGGATGGAGACGGCATCGGCTTTTGTGATAAGCTTCACGTCCTTTGCGTCGATGCGGCCATCATGGTTCTTGTCGTAACCTTGTGTTTGCCAGGTTTTCAATGTTACGCCCATGTTGGTAGGACCGCCCTTGTCGTTTGGGTGGTTGACGTAACCTCCCTCGAAGGAGAGGATGAAATCTGCAAGAGGTTGAATCTTTGCCATATCTTTTCTGTTTTATCGTTTTTATTTCTTCTGATGGCAAAGATAGCAAATGCTAAAAAGATGGTGGGGACAAAAGAAAGCCTCACTGCGGCTTTCACAGTCGCAAAGAGGCTTCAAAAATTGCAGTTTATATGCAAAAAAGCCCCGGTATCTTGCCTTATCTTACTAAGGCTCAATACCGAGGCTTTGATTTATAGAGTAATTGCCAATGGAACTCATTGGATAGGGGAGCGATTATTCATCGTTTTCGCCGGGCGTAGAGGTTTCATCATTGATAGATGTTGCCTGCTTGCTCCGACTAGATGACTGCTGTGAAGCGGAATTGGTATCGCTCTGGTCAGTTCCGCTTACGCTTCCCCCGCTGTGCCTACACCGTTACAGAGAGAATCCCAGCCACTTTCTGGTGCGGCAATTTCATAGCGTCCATACATGGTCGGACTGAGGGAACCGCTCAGTGTGACTATACGATCATCCTCTGGCTTCTTACCTGTATCACCCTTAATATTACCGGAGTCGTACTTGAAGTCGTGCAGCTTGTCATAAACGATGATAGATTTGTCACCATCCTCAATGATGTAACCACACTTGAGGTTATTGAGACCACGAGCCACGAAAGCAGTGTTGGCGTTTACGCTCTCAAGAACGTAGTCCAAGGTCTGCTTGAAACCCTTCTTGAAACCGAGGTTCTCCCAGGTGTGACCCTGACCGCCATCCTGGCACTCAAACTTGTAGAGACCCTTACCTTTCTTGAAGGACGCAGCACTCAGCGCTGCATAGGTGTTCTTACCTGCCTCTGGTGAGAGAGGTGCAGCAAGATCACTCTTGATAAAGACATATACGTTTACGCCAAGACCGCCGAAGTTTTCCAAGCAATCGTTCTCGGAAAGCAGATCCTTGATCTCTGGGCATGTTACTTGTTCTGCCATAATTGTATCTTTTTTGATGATTAAACGAAATGGCGGCGGAAGCCATATTCCGCCAGGTCAGGCGACCGCCGCCGAGGATTTATAGAGGGATTGCGCTTTCTGCCTGTTGGACCAGCGATGGAATCGCTGGGGACGGGGGCAGGAGAGGACTAACCATGCTTCTTGAAGAAGGCGGTGAAGCCCTGGCTCATACCTGTTGCGATTACCTGAATCTTCTTCTCCTTGCTACCGGTGTTCCAGTGGTCGAAGACGTACTGGGTACCATCTACTGCCTCAAGAGTAACAATAGCGTTAGGAGTTGTCTCCACTGGCTTAGAGTAATCAACATCGTTCACCTTCACCTTACCATCGATCGCACCCTCTGCGCTAGATACAGTCTTAGCAAGGGAAACGGTAATGTTAGACTCGGTGTAGTCGCCTGAAACGAACTCTGCGCTTTCGAGGGCACCGTCTGTCATCGCGAAGGCCCAAGAGAATGGATTCTCCACATAACAGCCCTGAATACTTTGTGCCTGAATAGTGATGTCTCTCAGGTCGTCTGGACTGCCTTCACCAATCATAACCCTAGTGTCGTTACCCTCAGAATCTACTGCGTAAACAAGGTTGTTTTCGATAGAGAAGATGATGCGGTCACCGACACCCATGCCCTCAACCGGAACGATGGTACACTTAGGGAGCTCTGGGATCACGTAGTTACCGCCATCTACCACATTGAGCTTATGAGTACCGTATGACTGGAGTGCGTAAGCATCAGAGATAGCGATAGCTGTCTCAGGAGTCATGTAGGCGAGAACCTTCTGACGGCGCATACGTGGGTCCAGTTTCATGTAAACCTCGCGGAAGATCTTGTATGCAGAGCTGTCTGTTGCATTAGCAGGTGCAGAGATAGCTTCGCAGTGGATGAGGTTGTGGTTAGCCTCGCTGATAAGACCGTCCTCAATATCGTGCTTGATACCGGTAAGGAAGCCATCATAGAGAGCCATAGACTTCTCCAGATTTGAAGCGCCAGGAACGTCTCTGTCAATGTCACCCCACCAGAGGTTGTTGTAAAGGTCGTCGGCGTAAGTCTTCAATACCGCTTCGATAGCTACGGTAGAAAGAGGATAAGCGCCATGTGAGTCTGTACCGAAGTTTGTCTCACAATAGCGGTCCATGTTATCGGTACCGTGGAACCAAGAGAGCTTGGCTGTCAACTTACGTTCCTTGAGGAAACCGATTTCACTGTTCAACTTAGGATTTACATCCTTACGGCGAGTAGTACCACCCTTACGGATAAATACATGAATAGTGCGCTGATACTGGATGCCGCTGATAGTCTTGATACCAAGACGAGTCATCTCTTCAGGGTTAGCGTAAGATGGACCCTGAACAACGCTCTTGAATACCTGGTTAGCGACCCCCTGAAGGGCGCTGATACCAATAAAGTTGTTTGGTGCTGCCATAATTAAAATTCAATTTTTGCTTATTTATGTATGTGATTTAAATTTCAAAAACTAGAGGAGACCGTTTTCTCTCTTATACTCCTCGATAGCTTTCTTCGAACCTACTGGGTCGGCTGGATTCCAGGTAGGGTAGCCTGTCTTTGCAGTTTCTACCTTTGCCCCCTCACCGTTGTTCTGAGGTGCTGCACCCTGTGCTGGCTCCTCGCCTGGATTCTCGTTCAGCTCAGCAATCTGAGCGTCCTTGTCGGCGATGGTCTGCTGGGCAGTAGCAAGTGAAGC